AAAGATATGCCACAATTTGATATTAATAGTCTTGGTTTTGGAGGTAGTCCTGTTAATGATACAACTGATATTAACAATCCAGATAATCCAGTAGTTGAAACTCCTGCTGGTGAAGCTACCGATTTGAATAAAGAACCTGATAAGAGTGTTGATACTACTTCTCAACAAACTACCGAACCTACAAAAGAAGAAAAGGTTGATGATAAATCAACTGAAGAAACTGCCCCTCAATATGAAGAAGGCACTGAAGTTACCATTGGTAATGATGTTTATACTTTTGATAAAGATGGAAACCTGGTAGACAAAGACAATAATGTGTTTAAAACAAAAGACGAAGTTGCAGATTTCTTTAAAGAATTTACTGTTGAAGAAAATAAAACTGATACTAAGTCTGATGTTTTAAATTTGGACAAAGTTCATAGTTTGTTAGGAGTTGATGTTTTTGATAATCAAGGTAAGAAAGTTGAATTTGAAAATACTGAAGACGGTATTAAAGAATATGTTGATGCCGTTATGGAAGTAAAAACAAATGAAGCTGCTAATGCTGGTGTTAATCAATTATTTGAGCAATATCCTATTCTTAAAGATTTCTTAACTTATTATGTTGCTAATGGAAATTCTGCTGAAGGTTTTGACCAAGTAAAAGATAGAAGTTCTATTACTTTGGATGAAACTAATGAAGCACAACAAGAAGCAATTATTAGAGAAGCTTATAAAGAATTTGGACGTGGAGGTAACGTAGATACTTATATTCAATATTTGAAAGATACCAAACAACTTGCTGCTGTTGCTAAAGCTGAACTTGAAGCTCTTCAACAAGCTGATACAGCCCGTAAGGAAGAGTATGATAGAATGGCTGCTGAACAACAAATACAAGCTCAAGAACAAGAAATTGCTTATTGGCAAAACGTACATGATACTATAAGCAATCGAGTAATTGGTGGTTATAAAATACCTGAAACTGTAGTTATTGAAAGAGATGGAAAACAAGTTGCTGTTACTCCTAATGATTTCTTTAACTATTTGTATCAAGTAGATAAAGATGGAAATTCTCGTTATATGTATGACCTTGCTAAACAAGATCCAAAACAAAGATTTGATGATGAAATTCTTCGTGCTTGGCTTACTTATACTGGCAAAGGTTATAATAGTTTGATTGATATGGCTGTTGCAAATAAACAAGTAGAAAAACTAAAACTTGTTGCAAACAAGAATAAAGGTAGTAAACAAACTATTTCTATTAAAGCACCTGCTAAAAACTCTAATAAAGTTGATACTGGTGCATTTGGTTATTAATTTAAAATTTATTTTTTATGCAATCACTAAGAGTTTTAGAAACTGGTAGATTTGACGATCGTGGATATTCTAATGAAGAATCTATTGCTTATTTGCAATTAACCAAACCTACCGAAATTAACAGTTTTTTGACTTACAACTACGGTAAAGATGATGACCGTTTTCCTTTGATGTTTTACACTGAAGGTCAAGGTTCTAAAGGTTCTGTTGAAGTTCCTACTATTCAATGGACTTGGGATACAATGGGACGTATGAAATTTACCGATTGTGTTGTTTACTTTAATACTTCTATTGCTAAGCCTGGTCTTGGTGGAACTGAATTTGAAGTTGAATTTGCTTCTCATTGGTTCATTGAACAACATGGTGCTATTGCTCCTGATGGCAAGACTATGGTTCGTATTCAGAAAGATTTAGGTGAAGGTATTCGTGGTTATCGTTATTTGCTGCGTCTTGATTCTCCTAATCCTGATGCTTTTGTAGACCCTGCTCTTCTTGCTGTTGGTAAGTATTGGAGTTTGTCTGCTCCTACTGTTTCTGAATCTTATTCTAAAGGTAATCGTAGTAATTCTATGGGACCTGGTAAGATGACTTCTCAACTTGAGAAATATCGTTTCAGTAAAGAAATTGCTGGTCCTCATGCTAATGTTGTTACTAAGTATCAGTTTGAGAACGCAAATGGTAGTGGTACTACTAATCTTTGGATTAATGAAGAAATGCGTCAGTTCAATCTTCATATGCGTGTTATGAATGAAGAGCGTCTTTGGACTGCTAAATACAATCGTCTTCCTGATGGTACTATTGCTATGAAAGACCATGACAATGGCAAACCTATTGAACGTACAGCTGGTATGTTGGAAATTTGTCGTGAATCTAATTATGATACTTACGGAGAGTTCTTGACACTTAATAAGTTGGAAAGAACTATCGGTGATGTTCTTGATAGAGATACAGAAGATACTGCTGACAAGAATGTAATTCTTATGGGTGGTAAAGGCTTCATTCGCGACTTCGATACAGCTGTTCGTATGGATGCTAAAGATAATGGTTTCCTTACTCCGCTTGGCGAGAAGATGATACAAGATAATGGTGATGGTCTTGCTTATGGTAAATATTTTAACAAATATAAAACTGTTGATGGATATATCATTACTGTTGTTCACAATGGATACTTTGATAAGTCTACTATTGCTGAAGCTGCTAAACAAAATGGTATGATTCATCCTCAATCTGGTCTGCCTATTACTTCTCACCGTGCAGCTTTGATTGATATGAGTTCTTATAAGGGACATCCAAATGTACGTATTGTACATCGTAAGGGTGATAATTATAAGGCTAAAGTTTATAAAGGTATGTCTGACGTTCCTGCATCTTGGGGACTTGGAAATGATACTACTCTTATTTCTACTGATGTTGATATGAGTTCATTGGAAATTATGGGTACTATTGGTTTGCAAGTTGATAACACAACTAAGATGATGTTGTTGGAGTGCGTATTGTAATTAATATAAATTTAAATTAATATATGGATAGCAAGTTTGATTTTAGTGGTGTCGGAAATAAACCGAGTAATGCGGAAGATACCGTAAAAGCTAATTTAGAAATTAAACAATCCCCCGTAAAGGAAGAAGAGCAAAAAGAAAGCTCTTCTTCTTTTAACGAAGAATTGAATCAAGAATACATTTATAAGAGAAGTGTAACTATTGTTCCTGTTACTAATTATTCTCTTTATAGACGTGTTAATAGTAAATCGCTTCCAAATCGTAGAGATTGTATTGGTTCTTCAGTTGCAAGTTCTAGAGTTCTTTCAAGTAATAAAAATGAGGTTGATGCTTATTTTCCTGCTATTGTAGGTTTAAGTCCTAATCATCCTGATTTTGTCTTTAGAGTTAAAGCATGGCTAAATAATATTAGCGTTGTTGTCAATGAAATCGGAGTTACTTTTGATACTTCATTTAGATTTAATAGAAAGCGTGATTTTTATGCTTTTAAAACCAAATATGATAATATCGAAGAAACTTACGAGAAAAATAAGATTGGTGGTCTTGACAAACTCCAAAGAGCATTAGAGATTAAGATTAACGACTTAAATATTCTTGAAAGTACACTTTGGCAATTTGGAACTCCTATTAAGGTTGAAGATTATTTGTTATATAGACATTGTTTGTTATATACTCATGTTGCTAAAGATTCTGCTATTATCAATAGTAGTTCTGAAGTAAGATTTTATATTAAAGATGATAATCGAGAGGTTGAATTGCAAAACAAACTTCGTCTTGCTACAAATAATGCGAAAGTTAATTTTGTTAAGCTTCTTAATGATTCTAAGCAATTTAGAAATATTTATGTTTTAGTTGCTGCACAACAAGGCAGAAATGTTGCTATTGCTATTAAGAATGATATTACAACTCAACAAAATGAACTTGACCATTTCAGTCAATCAGAGCCTGATAAATTTAACAAGTTATGTAATGATAAAAATGCAGAAACAAAAGCAACTATTGAACTTCTTATAGCACATGGTGAACTTATTCGTTCTGCATACAATCAAAACATTACTCGTCAAGATGGTTCTTTAGTAGGTGCTAATATTGGTGAAGCCGTTGCTTGGTTCAAAGACCCTGCTAATACTGGAGCTGTTACCGCATATATTAATAAACTTTCTTATATTTAAATAAATGGATATTGAACAGATGCACATATACTTTAGAGAATATGCACAAGAAATGGGTATGCAAACTGTTCGTGCTATTCTTAAAGAAGATATAGATGTCTGTCTAAACACTTCCATAAATGATAAAGTTCGTCAAATCATTGCAGAAAATACAGTAGTTGATTCTAACAATAAAGTTGCAAGATTTAATACTGATATTTCTGAACTTAATGGTTTACGAACTTTGTTTCGTAGAGGAAATATTCAATCAATTTCTCCTACGGGGGATGGAAAAGAAGTTAATCCGTATAAAGTATCTATTACAAACCCTGATGTAATGCTATATACAGCTTTTGATATTGCGTATGATGATGATTTTATTTATTCTTGTCGCATTGTTGGAAGTGATTATTTAGGCAGAGCATTAAGAGATTTTTGTCTTAGACCTTCTAAAGAAAGTCCGATTATAAATTTGATTAGTGGTGAGAATGATAATTCTATTGAATGTACTATTTATACAGGATATATAAAACATCCGAAACCAACTAAACTTATTTATGATTATATTAAATATCCTGCAAAAGTATTTTACGATGAAGATAATGATGGAGAGAACAATGTAGATTGTGATTTGCCTGAATATCAACATATTGATATTGTACGAAATGCAGTAAATATTTGGTTAGTTAGTGTTGGTGCTACAAGTGGAAGTCAAAGACAAAATAATTAATATTGTTAAACTATAAAATTTGATTAAGTTATGAGGCAATTTATTTTAGCCGGCAATTGTGCCTATGGTAGCAATCTTGCTAGTATGTCTGATGGGCAGCTTGCTTTTACTTATTTAAACAATGGTGTTGAAACTATTATTGCTGATGGTACTGAGAAGTTTAAGTATTTCAATTTATTGTTAGCTAGAAATAGTGCTAGTGGCGATGTTATTCTTCCTATGTGCCGTAAGCATTTGTCTTATGTTAAGGGAACTTATAATGCAGC